TGCAGGGGTAGATGAGGATCCACTCTGTGATGCAGGGGTAGATGAGGATCCACTCTGTGATGCAGGGGTAGATGAGGATCCACTCTGTGATGCAGGGGTGGCTGAGGATCCACCACCAGTAGAAGCACTCTGTGCAGCAGAACTTGCAGCGGCAGCAGGAGCCTGTGGAGCAGAAGGAGGTGTCTGTGCTGTTTTAAAATCAGCAAATCCGCCTACAAGGTTCTTTATTGCATCAGATTCATTGTGTAATTGAGCTTGTTTTTTAAGATTATATTTCATTGTTATTCCTATTTATTAATTAAAAATTGGGTACTCTTTGTGATCTTCCTTTAGAAGCTACTGGCTGACCTGCTTTTGCTGGTTTTTTTGTTACTTTGCCTTGACCAGGATCAAAAGATCCCATTTCTCCAACCGATGTTGCTTTTGCAGCTTTCATTTTATTTAGCAATTCAATGTTAAATTCTCTAACCTCCATTAAGTCTTCAATTGTAGCATTTATGTTAGCAGAATAGTCTGCATCAACATACTGGAATATATTTATTGTATTTTTTAAATACTGTACCCAGGGTCCTTCTCCCTCAAAATTATCACCATATACTAATTTCATATATTTTTCTGCAGCTTCTACACTAAGTTGTCTAAGAGCTGAATCATTGGTACTAAACCATCCCGCGTCTTCATACTCAGGCTCAGCTTGAGCTGTTTTGGTTTTCCATTCTCCATTTTCAATTACATATTTATCCATTTTTTTCTCCTTTTATGGTAATTTTGTTCCTTTACGCCAAGCACGACAGCTCCAGTATCCAGCAGAAGTCCTATCCTTTTTAGAATCACAATTGTGACGAGCTAGAAAGCTTTTTTGTCTACTTGGTTTATTTCTCTTAATAGAGAGAGTTTTCTCGCCTTTTGCCTTGGCACTAGACCCACCGTGTCCAAAATTTACCTTTTTAACTTTTTTTGTCTTAGGATTTATGACGTATACTTTAAATTTTTTAACGTCACCCTTCATTATTTTACCGATTGGAACTTTTTTGCCCTGGTATTCGGCAGCTTCTTTAACTAAAGAAGGCTTTATTTGATTGTAAGAACTTGATACTAAATAAACCATGTAAATTCTCCTGTAGGTACATTTTTACATGATTTTTATATTTTACCTTCTACATTCTTGAATAATCAATCATCCAATATATAGAAAATTCAAAAAAATGTTTTCTTTTTTCGCACGATTTTACATACTTAAATCTTGGGTCATTATTTTTTTTAAATTCTTCAATAATTTCATTTGGTTCACGACCTGTTTCTAAATGTATTTTAAATAATTCTTCTGTCACAGGTTCTGTCTGTACTCCAGGTGGTGTCATTTTTGAAATCACAAGCAGATAGTCTATCTCTGGCTTGTCTGAAATGTCTATTTCTACACATTTCATGGGAAGACTATTTTCATATTTAATTCCAAAAACATTACTTACAATAATAGACGCAAGATCTTTATTAAAAGTATTGCACAGAGTTTCTCCTAGTTGTTTTCTAAAATTGTCAAAATTTGTAATTGTATCCGGAGAAACGTAAGTATCATCTGAACTAAGGAAATCTATTATTTTTCTCAAATTGGGAGAGTCTGTAACATCAAACTTTATACAGGTATTCCAATTTTTTGAACACACCATCTTTCCTTCTTTAATAGAGAAGTCAACGGTATAACTTTCAGTGTTGTACTCAAGTTTCGATACTTCATTAATAATTTCTGTTCCTATTAATAGTTTATCTAAAGTCGAAAAAAAATCTAACTTATTATCTGAAGTGGATGTGTTTTTCATGATTTATCTCAAAAGTATTTATTTAGAAAATTTTTGTGGATACAAAAAGTTTTCTCTTGACTTCTTCGACCAAAACGAAAGGTTTAGACCATTTACTGTATTTTTTGGTCCAAATGGATTTGGTAAGTCTACTTTTTTACAGTCTGTAAGAATACTTTCTCATCCAAGTCAATTCTTTGGAAGAAATAACGATTTGTTTTTTAGAAAACTAACATTTGATACAAATTATGATCCCACTTATTACAAGTACAGTAAAACAAAAAATAAACTAAAGATGGTTGGTACTTTCTTTTCTTCTGAAGATGGTAAAATTTATAAAACAGAAGTAAATGATTCTGTTGTATCAACAGAATTACCTCATTATAATTCGGATCAGGATGGTTGGTGTATTTTTACAGATGCAGATCATCCAATAAATATGGGAAAATTCCAAATTAATTCTGATTGCTCTGAAAAATTTATTGAATTAGCTAATTCAACCTATAATCTTCCATGCAAATTGGATAAATTTGTTTCTACTTTTGATATGGATACAGAAGTTTCTTTTTTTCTTGACTTTACAATCCAGAAGAATGATGTAACAGTTCATTATAAAAGAATGAGTGATGGAGAGAAGAAAATAGCAACATTATTACGTTCTCTTTGTGATAAAATCACTTTTACCAATCCCAAAATTTGTTTAATTGATAATATTGAAATGCATATCTATTTCAAGAGACACCCAATTCTTGTTGATAAGCTTATTTCAGTTTTTCCAAATATTCAATTTATTACTACCTCTCATAGTCAGACTCTTATATCTCATGTAGGATCAGTATGTGGTAGCGATTCTACTGTTGATTTAGAAAAAGAGAAAGATAAGAATTGATTTTCTTTTTTTCTTTTTAGTTGGCTCACTTCGTTCGCATGTTGATGTCCCTTCGGTCCATCAAGCATAAAGAAAAATTTTTAATCGGTTTTTTCTTTATTCTTTTTTATCTGAAGGCGTAATATCGTCCCAGGAAAACGAACCGCCACTTTACTATAAGACTAGGACTTTTTCAAGTAAAGGACAAGCGCCCATCTATTCCTAGAATTGCTCATATTTTATATTGTATTGTTTTTGTTTTATTTTATAAATTAGTTTCTTCGGGGTTTTCGTTTTTTTAAATTTTGAGACATTTGCCCGAGCAGGCATGGATCTCTTTTGGTTAGAGATTCTCTCCATTATGATGATCAGATCAGTTCCGGTTCTACCTTGACGACCTTTTCTCCACGTTCATAAACGTGCTACTAGGCATTTGAGACTTTTGTCCACGGGCAGTGCCAAGCGCCCAAAATAAACTTAGATGTTGAGTCTTTACCATGACTCGTAAAATCTCTTTCGACACAATTTTAAAAACAATAAAGTAACATTGTTTTACAGGTTTATAAGACAAATTAGAGAATAATTTAATTATGCCACTAATAGGATTTTCTTCTGGGAAACCAGATCCATCAGCAATAAGGTTTTATCAACAAAGTACTGCTCCAACTAATGCAAAACTTGGAGACAGATGGTTAAATACAAATAACATGAATGAATTTATATATTTAAAGGTTTCAGACGATCCAGAAACATATCAGTGGTTTGATCTTTCTGGAGACTATCCTGGTGACAGTATATCTTAAGTAAAACCATGGCAACACCTATTATATCATTTCCAAAGTCTCCTTCTAATAATCAAGAGATATCAATTGATGGACGCAAGTGGGTTTATAAATTAAGTATACCTGGATGGGTTTGTTCGCAAATAGGATCGGGTGGGGTAGTATTTATTGCTTCAGAAACTGCACCATCTGTAAACCTTTATAAGGCAGGAGACAGATGGTTCAACACTTCTACAAGTATTGAATACGTTCTTATAAATGACGGAGATGACAAATATTGGGTTAATGTTTATACTACTCCGCATAATCATTCTATTTCAAATATAAATGGGTTGCAGACAATATTAAATTTAAAAACTCAGTTTTATTACAGGTCTACTCCTCCATCAAATCCAAATGTCGGAGACAGATGGATGGATTCTTCTACTGGGGATGAATATATTTATGTTTATGACGGTAGTGGATACCAGTGGTTGCAGCCAACAGTAAATCCTTATTTTGGTTCAATAAAAGGTAACACTGTTTCTGTCACATCCTCTTCATATTCTATGATTTCAACTGATTATTATGTTGGCGTTGATTATGCCGGTATAGTAACTATAACTCTTCCAGATAGTCCAGACAATGGTAAAATGGTTGTAATAAAAGATGAATCAGGTAATGCTGGTAGTATTTCTAGATATATAACAGTTGTTCCATTTGATAATACTGATACAATTGACAATGATTCTTCTGCAATAATAAATATTAACAATGGTGGTGTCGATTTAATTTACAGAAATGGTTGGAGAATAATATGAGTTATTTATTTAATAATAGTATAAAGTATGACAGAAATGCAGTTGACGCATTTAATAGGCTAAAAGTTTCGTCTCCTTTTACTCTTTTTGAGTCTCAAAATATATATCAAGATAATGGAAAATTTGATACCAGTCTTGCCGGAGGTGCAGTTTCGCAATATCAATCGGATGATTCTGTCATGTCACTTAATGTTTATGGCACAACTGGAGATCAGGTCATAAGGCAAAGCTATAGAAATTTTGCTTATCAGCCAGGTAAATCTCTTCTTGTTATAAGCTCATATGTTTTTTCACCTGCTATTTCTGGACTAAGGCAGAGAGTTGGTTATTTTGATTCTAATAATGGTGTGTACTTGCAACTAAACGATACTTCCCTTAGTATTGTACTTAGATCATATTCTTCTGGATCTCTGGTAGAGACATCAGTAAATTACAGTTCATGGAACGGTGATCCTTGTGACGGTACAGGAAAATCAGGATTTGACATTGATACAACAAAAGCTAATATTTTTTGGGTTGATATTGAATGGCTTGGTGTTGGAAATGTTAGATGTGGATTTTTTCACGATGGTGAGCCTGTTCTTGCGCATACTTTCAAGAATATAAATTCTGTTTCTACAACCTATATGTCAACAGCATCTCTTCCAGTTCGTTATGAAATTTCTAATACTTCAAATACCGGAACATCCTCTAGTATGCTTCAAATATGTTCAACTGTAATTTCCGAGGGTGGTTATGAAATTAATTCTTTTAGGTCTCATATAACAAGAGGTGGATCAAATGCAAGCTCTCAGACTCTTAC